GTCTATAATTTCCGCGTCATTTTCGAGCTGTGGGGGGGTCTACGGCGCAAATTTTGCCGTTTTCGCCGACGAAAAACCGCCGAGCCTTGTCTCGTCTCTCTCTCTTCCGTTCGTTTATCTGCGCGAATGTTTGGCCGTGCTCTGCGGCATGGCACTCGCGACATAGAAGCTCGAGGTTGTCCCAGTTCAGAACGATCTCCGGCTTCTCGATGTTCTTCGGCGTGACCTCGATCTTGTGATGGACTATCTCGCCCGGCTTATAGATCCCGCGCTTCAGACAGTTCTCGCATAGGTGCGACCGATAGGCCGCGTATCCGTTCCGGCAATCTTGCCACTTCTTCGACGAGTAGAACGCCCTCGCGAACTCTTTCGCCATGTCTATCCCCTCCACGAAAAAAGCAACCTTGATGACGTGCTGGCCTGCTTCCGTCATCGTGGTCGCTTCTTTACACTTGCATATTATCACATCGTTTTGTTGCATTGTGTTGCATGTTTACCGACCGTCTAAAATCTTCTGCGCTGCCTGTATCGCCGAGCCGTGAAGCCGTCCGCGTGTGTACGCCGGGTCGTAGCTTATGTCCTCCGCGATCTGCCACCAATCCATCCCCGAGACGTATCTGTCGAAAAGGATCCGCGCGTGTACCGGTTCAGAGACCTCGCCCACCTCGTCGATCAGATCCGCCACGTCCTCGAGGATCCGCAGAGCTTCGAGCCGTTCTTCGTTCATCTTCGCGGACAGGTCGGCAATCTTGACAGCGATCTCGGAGGTCTTGTCTTTCTTCCTCCCAGAGCCCCGGACCGTGACGGCCTTAGGCGCTGACGCTTGGACTTCTGCCTGCGTGTAAAGCGCTTCGATCAACCTGTCGAGCCGCTCCACCTGTTCCAGCGCTCGCCGGTATTGAAGCAGATACTCTTTTGCTCTCACTCTTTTGGCTCCTCCATCTCATTCGCCCACAACTCGAGGAATACGCTCGGGTATTGGCTTTCTAACCTGCCGCGCCTTATCTTGAGCCGCTCGGCTTCGTGCGCGTCCTTCCATGTCTTATAGCGCTCGCAATCGGAATGGCAGCCGACCACGCGATCCGTGCAATCCCTACACGGTGACGGTCCGACCCTGCTCATGGCTTCCGCCTCACTATGACCATGCCGCGGTAACGCTTCGACTTGGTCGCAACCTTTGCCGCCCATTCTGCCGAAGACTTCGAACAGGTCCCCGCGTTCAGCTTGTAGACCGTGTCGCCGTCCTTGATGAACGTCAGCGTGTGGATCGGGTTGCCTCGCTCCACGATTACCAGTGCGCCACCATCGAGAGCCGTGCGGATCCGTTTGGCTGTCACCGTCTTCGAATAGGTCGCTGTCCCTTTCTTCGCGCCTCGTTCCTTTAAGGCTTCGGCCACGCCTCGGACAGTCACCTTCGCGAAGATCTCCGACGGTGTGTGCTCTTTGTGCCATTCCCGGAGATAGAGTGGCCAACGTTTCGGATAGCCCAGGAACTCGAAGGCTATGAACTCCGCGACCAGTGAGCAGCCATGCTTCCGGAGCCAGTTGTCCGAGAACTTGGACTGTCTCGGAACCGTGAGAATCGTCCCGTCTGATAGCGTGACCTTGAGCGGATATTTCGGGTCGTTCGTCTTTGTCTTCTTCACTTGCTCGCCTTCTTTCGTTTCGGTTTGTCTGTCTGCTGCTTTGAAGCAGCGTTTCTCTTCACTTGCTCGCCTTCTTCTTCGTAAGGCTTCGGAAGGTCCGCCCAGGCTATGACCTCCGCTTCCTTTACACTCCACCACTGTCCGTGGACGATGTGCGGCCGGCCGCCTGGGATCCATCTGTCGAAGACCACCGCGACCGACTTCCCATCCCACGGCTGCCTGTGCCACGGATCTTCGCGCGGCCATGCCTTGACCGTGAGCAGATAGAGACCCATCGCCTCGGGCTGGCTGTCTTCTATCCTGTGCCAGTTAATAGTCGCCCTCTTCGCCATCGTGTTCTTCCTCCTCATGCCGCTTCTTACACTTCCGACATTGTTCGTAACTCTCGCCGCCCTCGCAATCGGAGCAGAACGGCGGGTCATATTCATCGAAGTATTCGTTGTCACTGTACCAGCTCATTGATCAGTCCCTCCGCGTATTCTTTCGCGTCTTTGAGCGAATACCGCTCTATTACTTCCTTACCGTTAAAAATCACGAAGTAGCTCGTGTGGTCCCACGTCCCCGAACGGCCATTCGCATGTGGTATGTGTCTCTTCCTCGATTGGACGATGAATCTCCGGTCCTCTTTCGCTCTGTATGTGATCGTGGTCCCTTCGTCATTGACGTTCCTGTCTATCTTCTCCCATTCCATCATCACTCGTCCTCTCTTTCTCCGTATGAGCAGAAGTCATCGGCATCAGTTGGCACTTTACCCGCATTGCACATGTTGCACATAGGGCAATCGTCTGTCATTCTCTTACTGCACTCTCCGCAACGGACTATGTCGATGCTCGGCGCAGAGTGAATATTCTTGACAGATACAAATTCATCAGTTTCCGTCTCGTGCCACATACCCTCATAACTGACAACTTCGATGTGTTCTTCCAACCATCTCAAACTAATGTAAAGATTCATCGTCTGTTCCTTTCATCTGCGCTCCACAGTTAGGACAGTAGTGCGATAAACACATCTGCTCGTTGTATTCGAGTAATGCCCCCGCTCCACATTCACTACATGCCCAATACGAATGATAGTTTTCAGTTTTTGCTATCCACTCTCCTTGCGGTCTGTCTATGGTCGGAGCATCCATCAAGTCATGCTTAAACGCAGTTCGTTCTGTGAGGATAGCCGACCATATCTTCCATTCCACACTAGGCTCGTCACCATCACGTTCTATGAGTTTCCCGACATAATCGAGTGCCTGTGCTTCAAGTGTTGTCGCACGTTCATAAAGTGCGTCTGCATCAATCAATCTCATCGGTCATTCCTTTCTCCGTATGAGCAGAAGTCATCGGCATCAGTTGGCACTTTACCAGCATTGCACATGTTGCACATAGGGCAATCGTCTGTCATTCTCTTACTGCACTCTCCGCAACGGACTATGTCGATGCTTGGTAAATCGTTCAGCAATTCTTCGGCAAGGTCTATGCAATCTGTCTCGTTGCCAGTTTCTGCTTCAATCTCATAAGACATCTGTTCTGCAATTCTTGTAATGACCGCATCCGCATCTATGTATCTACTCATCGTGTGCCCCTTTCCGCATATTCCACCGCCTTACTGCATCGCATTTTTGCCAATAAAGTTTGCTTTGCTCGATACCGCAATCGCATTTCACAAAGTAACGATTGTCTCCGCAATCCTCTATTTTTGGCGTTCTTCCACAGAATGGACAAGGTTTTAACTCTGCCATCACTCGTCCTCCTTTAGATACATCCACCACACATCGGGAGCTATATCGGTAATGCAAATACCATCATTGATCTTTAAGCCACACGTCTTACAATCGTTGTGCTTGCAATGCTGCCCTATAATCTCAAGTGCATTTCGCAACGGCTCTTCCACATTTATGAGTTCTTCCATCACTCGCTCCTTTCCGTCTGTGGCTCGTATAGAAGCGGATTCCCGTCAGCGGTTACCAGCAACGTAAAATTGCCGGAGTTGTATCCACCATTTGAAACTGCGTACATTACTTTTGTGTATTTGTCATAGACTATACAATAATCGCATGCTTCTTCCACAGACACCATTCGTGAAGTTCCGCCCTTAATGGTTTCGCTTGTCCGTTTCGTCGCACAAGCCGATAACGACAGCAACATCACCGCCGCAAGTACAATCGCAATTAGCCTTTTCATTTGCTACTCCTTTCCGCCCTCTCTTTCATCTTCCCCTCCATGCTTCCGGCATAGGTCTCCACGCGATCGCGTCTCCCGAATAGCCCCAGCTTCTACCGTACCAGTGATTTGTTCTGACGGCTCCCTTCCGTGTGGTCGTGAGGTATGTCCCCTCTTTCGGCGGCTGTCTGTAATCACACGGGACCCACTCTCCGTCGTACTTCGGAGCCTTGCCTTCCCTTACTGCGACCAACCTGTCAAGGAACGCGTCCCACTCTCTGTCGTCTTCCGAGACCACCCCGTCCAGCAGGTCATCGACCCAGTGACGGAAGCGTTTCCACCAATCCCGGAGACGGTCCTCAAAGTACACCTGCTCGTTCATTTCTTCGCCTCCTCCGCTTCTCTTCTGAACGCCGCGCGTATCTCGTCGCGCCTGGCTATTATCATCTCCGGCTCATGTTTTGCGTACATTTCGAACCGCTGGCGGCTGATGATGGCCTTCGCTTCGTCCGACAGGCTGTCGAATGCCAACCCATAGATCAGAGCGTTGACCGCCTCGCTGATCGGCTTCTCTTTCTCTGCCTTGATAGCCTCGATCGCTCCGACGATCTGACCAACGCCCGGCATGGTCGGATAGTCCCGCTGGTCACTCTTCGCGTATCGAATGACCGCTGTCTTCGCTGTCTTGAAGTCGTAATCCTTTAGGACCGTGAACCACGCGTCAATCATTGTTGCCGCCGTCGTGCCGTTGGTGTTCCGAAAGAACGCCGTGAGGAGCTTCACGATCTCGGCCGTCTCCCGCTTGTTCATTCTTCATCACTCCCCTCTATGATCGCGTCCAGTTCTTCAGCAAAAGATAATTTTCTCCCGCGCGCACGCGCGTTATTCTTTACTTTTCTTTTACTTTCTTTTACCTTCTTATCATGTGTGCCGTCTGTTGATTCGTTTGGTGATTCGTTCGTTGATTCGTTTGGTGTGCCGTTCGTTCGCCGCCCATCTTGATAAAATGCGTAATTTTCAATGGTTAGAGTTGTGCCGTCTGGTGTGCCGTTCTGAGTACACATACCCATGCCGTTTAGAGTACGGATATATCGTCGCACTTTGTTCGCACTCCACCCCCATCGCTCGGCAAGCCATCCGATCGAGGTGTTGACCTCCCCACGCTTCCGATGAATGAGCCGCCCTCGGTGAATGACGTCAAGGTCTTTATAGTTCGCCAGGAGCAACAAGTCGACCCAGGCGCGAGCGTGGTCGAATGGCTTCTCTTTCCACATCTCGTTTTCAAGTATCTTTCTGTCCAGTTTGATATAACCGCTCACCGCTAACTCCTAATATCTCCATAACTCGCCGCCCGCTCTCACCCGGAGGACAGAACTCGAAGCGGCAGCCGTAGCGTTCAGCCGTGACCATCATGGCACGATAGAGCTGTTCGCCCGGTACATTCTTCCCGCTCTTTAGGTGAATAGTCTGTCCTATAAGGTCCGCGGGCGACCTATACTTCCCGACCTCGATCAGATAGACCAGCACCGACCCGACCGACCTCGCCAGCTTGCACTCTTCACGGAAGCGGTTCTGTTCCCTCTTCGGTCCGCATAGATTCTGCGCGATCTCGTGAAGGCTGGCCTTTGTGTCGACGGATATGGCCGGAGCCAGAGCGTAGTCCCCGAACGGGAGCTTTGAACGGATCACCGTCACGCCCTGGCTGTCGAAGTATTCGTTCTTTCGTTCGTGCTTGCCCGCCTGTTGGCGAGTGTCTTCGATGATGGCAGCCATCAGAACGGAACCTGTTCCTCAAGCTCTGCGAAGCCGCTCGGTGTCGGCTGTGTGGTGTCTATGACGCCGCCACTCGGAGCCGCAACGCTCTCGAGCTTCTTCTTCTCCGGAACGGTGAAGTCGCCCGCTCTGATCTTGTCGCTCGCCATGACCTTAACGACCGACAGGCGCGTCTTTACGCTGCCATCGTTGCCGATGTATTCTTCCTCACCGAGAACGACCCCGAGCTCTTTGCCTATGAGCTGGCGCTCGTCAACGTCTCCGTTCGGCTGAACGATCGGCACACCGTTCGAAGCCTCGACCGCATTGAGGAAGCCTTTGAAGAATCCCGCCGCGCTCTGCTTATAAGAGCGGACGAAGTGACCGCCCCAGAATTTGGCACGCTCGAACAGGTCCGCATAATATCCGCGGAAGTCGCCCTCTGCTATGTCGTATTCAATCTTGAGATACTGCTTTCCCGGAACGTTCTCCACGTCGCGGATCCTCGCCACATAACCGCCAGCGGGAAGCCTTGACCCGCCGCCTTCGTCTATTGCTTCCACCTTGTTCCAATCTCCTCCGATCATTCGTCTCCCTCCAATTCCTTGAGCAGTTCACTGTAACCCTTGACCTTGGTCAGCCTCTTCGTTCCTCGACAGTAAGCGCACCGCCCGCACCTGTTCGGCTCAATCTCGCCCTTCTTGATCTTGTCGAAGCGTTCCGCGTAATGTTCCACGACAGCCGCCTCGATGTTCAGCCGCTCCGACGGGATCTCGATGATCTCTCGGTCGCTCGGCTCTTCTTTGGTCATAACAGCCAGATAGAACGGCAGAGACTTCCCTACGTGCTGGCGGACGATCTCGCGGTAAACCCAGCCTTGCAGCGGATAATCCCACGCGTCCAGGAACGTCCGGCGCTCTCCGTCTTTCCAGATCGGCTCCATGTCTTTCATCAGCTTGAAGTCGACGATCTTGTCCACGTAGAGCGCGTCGACCTTGATCTTCCACTCGACCCCGAACAGCCAGCCGGTGAGGATCTGCTGGTGTCTCGCGCCCTCGCCCATCGTGTAGGCCATGAACATCTCGTCAGACCTTGCCGCCTTGATGATCTCCTCGCACTGTGCGAAGTCTGCCTTGAGTGCGCCCGTTCTACTGTTCCGGAGCTCCGGATGTGTCTCGCGGTACATCGCCATGTCTTCGCCGCTGAAGAACGCGTCAACGTATGAGCCCATCTGCAAGGCTTTGGTCTCGGGACGAACATACTCGCCCCGGACCTCTGCCAGCCCGCGAGCCTCACACTCGCGGAACGTCTTGAACTGTGAGACGGACATATACGCGGCGTTTGCCTCTGATGTGAAGTAGTTCGCCTTTGTCAGTTTCACGCCTCGACCTCCGGAGTTTCTTCTTCGAACTTGTCCAGTTTTACCTCAACCTCCGGCGTTTCCTTTGTGCTCGATTTTAGAGCGGTCTCGATGAAGTTGGACGCCTTGAACCATGCGTCAAACTCGAACTTATTCGAGTAGTCGATTTTTACGATGTACTTAATCACAGTTAACCTCCTTAACCTTTAGCCTGTTTGTTCCGTCGAATACGTCGTCGCTGACCTTCTGGATCCGGAACGGTTTAGTGGTGCGGAGCCTCTGCTTCTCCACGATCTCGATGGCTTCCGCGGATGTATCAGCGAACCATGCGGGGACCCACGTCCCTGGTGCTATCATGTGTTCCACTCGGTAATAAGTCACCAGAGCACCTCCCTCTTTACCTCGGCGCGAACTCTCGCACCCTCAACGCGAGACCAGTATCACCGAACGCGCTGACCATCTCGCCGTAGAGCTGTATCTTCTTTCCAACCCAGTCGTCCAGATAGTCCGAGCCGCAGACCTTCGCGATCCGTTTCGCGTTCGTCTTGTTCAGTATCATCGGGAGCACTCCACCCTCGAAGTACAGGACGAGCTTCTCTTCGCGTCCGTTCTGGTTCTGAACCCATTCTTTGCATACGTCCTTTATCTGGACGATGATGTCCTTTCCGTCCTCGAGGTGTTGCGCCCCGAGGTAGTCGGCGGGAAACTCCGCCTTCCAATGTTTGTGTTCTGCCATGCTTCTACCTCCTTCATATACATGTCAAATTCTCTTTTATACTCTTCTTCATAGGTCTTCAGATTTTCGCTATTGGCCAGCAAACTCGTCTCATAATTTTGCAAAGCCTCTTCTAGTATTGATTGCGTCGGCACCATGTCGTCGAGAACCGATGCCATCTTGCTGAAGGATGGCACTCGCATCCAGATATTGATTCCCCAGCCTTTTTTATCTTTGTTATATTCGGGCTCGAATATATTAATCAGCTGGCATTCGACCGCTTCAGAATCCGCACGATTCACACACGGCTCAAATAACAACTCCCATTTTTCGGTGTCGTACCACGGCTCCCTCCGATGGTCGGTTATTCTGAATGCGCAACGCTTCGCGTTCTTTGCGCGCCCGACATACTTAACAAGACCAGAGTCCAAGCCCCTATACATGTAGACCCATTCAAAGTGTTTCATACTTTCAGCACTCTCCTAAACCTGCACTTTTTCTGCCGTCCGTGTTCGAACCGGCTGACCTGCGAGCGGATACTGTCGACGCTCTGCCCTGTCGCCCGGCTCAATGCGTGAACGGAATCATAGACCCCGAGCGGCAGCTCGTATTTGTCCCGAGTGACCTCTATCCAGTAGAACGCGGAGGAGCACCCCGTCCCGTACCAGGAACCCGCCGGCCTACCCTTGACGCGCCTGTAACGGCTGCCGTTCAGCCTGCCATGCTCCCACTCGAAGACGTCTTTCTGAACTGTGCCTTTATGCACCCCGCACTTATCGGCCAGCGCCTTCGCTGTCGGTGCGGCGAATAGTGGCCTGTTCGGTCTCTTCGGGTCTACCAGCAGCCAGGTGTAACGGTCGCGGCTCATTCTTCCTCCTCCGCTGGTCCGCTGAACAAAAGCTCGAAGCCGTCCGGGATGTCCGTGAACTCCTCACCGTCTACTCCGGCAATAATGACCGGACCGACGAATGTCTGATCATATATCCGGAGGCTCTCTTCCATCCCCAGGAGCCGCCCTTCTTCGTTGCAGATAACAACGAGACCGCTCTCCGGACTGATGAACGGAGCCGTCTCGATGTAGCCCTCGACGAAGTTCTGAAACGACTTCAGCGTGTTCGTCATCCACATGGCTATTGCCGGATGTCCGGGCCTAATCGTTATCACACGGATAATATCTTTCATCGTCTTCGCTCTCCTCTTCCTGTCCAAAATCAAGCCACTCGTAATACTCGGCCGCGTCTCTGATCGGGTCATCCGAGTAAAAAAACGGACCTACCATATCGTCGGCGCTCCGATCTTCGCCGCGTACAAGTTGAACACCACCAGCATGAGACCCAGCACCAGAGCCCCGAACAGCGCACACTCCGTCGCTTCCTTGAACACCTTCCTCATTTCTCTCTCCTTTCCAGGTAGTCACTCGGCGGATCTATTCCCAGATATTCCGAAAGTGCCGCCTCTACTCTCACCGAACGACAGCCGCCCGAGATCACTTTCTCGACGTGGCTCGCCGAGTAGTTGATCGCGTGAGCTATTTCCGACGTCGTCTCGCCTCGCAGGATCTTCTGTGCTCTGACAGCCTTGTTCCACTCTTCCCTTGTCACTTTTTCACCTCCTCACTTCTGGCTTGATTTCGCCTTGCGCTATACTTCGATAGAAGAACTCGCAGGCCTCGCTGTCTTTTCTTGTCCTCCCCGTGGGCTGCATATCGCAATAGCACCACTTGACCCGCCTATCATCCGGGATCTCACAGTAGGGACACTCCTCGCAGGTGTACCGCACGCCCTCGAGATAGAACTTGTCGCGGATTCCCTCGACCTTGTGCTTTCCGACCGTGTAAGTCACATAAGCACAGAACCCCTTGGCGTGGTTGAACTCGATCTCAGCCTTCGGGTCTTCGACTTCTTCCAGTGCGGCGTTCAACTTCGCTTCGAACTCTTCCGCCGTCTCTTCGTGGATTACCTTTACTTGCTTGATGTCGTAATTTTTCATATTAAAAAGACCTCCTACAACGTGAATTGTAGAAGGTCAGCTGTCCCCTTTTTCGGGGTCCTAACTATTCCAAATCTTATGATTTAAGGAATAGTTGGCCTCCTACAATTAAGCGGGCATATCTCCCCGCCTATTGATATATTAACACTCATGGTGATATAATGCAAGCGGTTTTTATCTGTCGTTTTGCTTTTTCTTGGAGGTGAAAATATGGCTCGAACATGTGTAAAATGCGGCAAGTCCGTCGGACCGTTCAGCGGTCGCATTAGATATAGACTAAAAGACCCCGATACTTGGATCTGTCGGTCGTGCTGGAAGGCTCTCGGCTTCGATACAATGAACGCGGAAATCTTTGCCGCCTCTTATACCTGGGACGACATAAAAGACGGCAAAAGTGAATATTATAAAAAACGACATGCAGCGAGCAAGGCTGAAACCCCTCCCCTCGTTACCATAAAAGGCGCGGACGGAAACCGAGACCCGAATCCGACCCAGCACGAGGCCGAACTGTTCGAGCTTTGCCGCCTGGCTATCGAGGACAGCGGACGCGATCCGGAACGTCTGGAACTGGTCAGACGGTCGGACGCCTATGTGACGGCTGCCATTGGTCTGTTCGATGTCTGCCGGATAAAGTACAGCCCACGGGCCAAGTGGATACAGTTCCCCTACGATGGAGCCGACAGCGACAAAAGATACCTCGGGGACGTTTACCTGTCACCGGACGACGAGGAAGCGCTCCTCCGCTCGTATGATCTGGCACTCGCCAACGCGAACAACGGCATAGCCTACGAACGCAAGAACAAATAAAAAAAGGGCGGCACGTTCCGCCCTCTCTTTTTACTCTGCCAGCGCGTCCCACTCGACCGAGATCGGGTCGCCCTCTGGATAGAAGCAGTCGTCTATGTCGTCCCACTCGCAGGGCATGAGCCAAACGGCGAAGACTCCCGCCGCGTCTTTTCGGTAGCTGTCGCGGTCGTACTCGTTCATGGTCTCCCAGTGGTCGCGAGCCGTTTTGATCGCCTCGTATTTATCCCGGAACATTTGCTCCGAGCCGATTCCTCCGCGGTCTTTGTATTCTCTGAAGACGTAAGCCACCGGGAAGGTTTCGGCTGCGTGTTCGAGCTGTCTCTTCTGCGCGAGGTCGTTCCGGACCAGTTCCTTGATGTAGCCCTGGCGGTTCGCTACGGTCTCGAGCGCCTCGAGGACATCCGCGTCTGTTTTCTTGTTCAGCTTCAGCATGATCTGCTTCGTGTTCTCTGCGTCGTATTTTGCAGAGGCCTTTTTCTGTGCTGTGGTTGTCATGGTGTTTTCTCCTTTCTCCCTTGCCCGGTTTAGCCGCCGGGCCTCGGCTTGATGGTTTAGAAAGTTTTTTCGATAAACTCGACGGCGGCCTTGATCGTGCGAAAATTGTGAAACTCTACCCAACCGTCATTGTCTCTGATGTTAACGTGATATATACCGCGGCTGCCTTTCATTCTGTAAATCTCTATACCCTTTACCACTTTGACTGTTTCGTACATCATTTTTATATCTCCTTTCGGTGTCCCCTGTTCCTTACAATGTAAGTATATACCTATATGATATATAAGTCAATACTTATATTCAATTATTTTCAATTTTTTTCAAACTTTTTTATCGCCCCAAAAAACGCAAAAACCCCGGGGCGGTGCTATTCCCCGGGATTCTGCGTCTGATGATATGGAAAGGAGATATTAATATGCCGGCCGTGATCCGGACTCTCCCTGCGTGTCAATTGTAATGCGTTTTCATGCCGTTTCGTGCATGTTTTTGTCAAATATGCCGATTAAATGTGCGGTTTATTGCTTTTTCAGCCATGCCATAGACATCCAGCCGCCGAGGGCTTCCGAATAGCCCCAGCCGTTCTTGGTCTTGGTGATGGTGACTTTTGTCCCGTCTGGGATCGCGGTCTTGATCTTATAAGAAAGCCCCGCGCCCTTGCGGACGTTGAGACCGTTCCAGCTGTTGACGCGGTAAACGACCCCGCTCGAGGCGCTATTCTTCGATTTGGCGGCTTTTTCTGTCTTGGTCGATGAATTAGTCGCCGTGGCTATTTTCTCGTAGCGCGGCGCGATAAAACCGCGGATAAACTGCCAACCGATCGGGAAGGATCTCCGTCCGACCACGGAAGCGCTCGAGTAGTTCCCCTCTATGGTATGAATGTAACCGTTCGCGACTTTCTCGACCACTCCGACGTGGTCTGCTCCGGTGCGAAGCTCGCCCGGTCCTCCGTCCCAGTTGAAGATGATCAGATCGCCCGCGCTGGGCTTGTACGTGTCCGCCTCTTTCCAGCCTCCGAGCTTCCTCGCCTGTTCTATGAGCCTGCCGCAGTTATAGTCCAGCGGGAACGCCTTGGCTGCGTCTTTCTTTCCGAAGCACTCGATCGCCCAAGCCGTGACCGAAGCAGCGCACCAGGGAGCCGAGTAGTTCATCACCTGCCCGCCCGGTTTTACCGTGTTGAAAATATCCACGATCTTGTGGTGCTTCTTCGAGCCTTGAACGGCTCCGAGGTAGGCCTTCGCGGTCTTCACGTAAGCGGTGCGGAGCTGTTTCGCTGTCTTTCCCATTGTCAACCCTCCGCGTCCGGTTCCTCTTCCGGGTCTTCTTCGAGCTCGTCCAGCGGTATGTCTTCCGAATAGATCGGCGCGATCTCTGCCGCCTTCCTGTGCTGATTATAAAGCTCATAAGCGCCAGTCGCCGCAAGTCCGCTGATGATACCCTTCGCCACGGCCTCGACCGAAGCCTCGCCGCAAGCGAGACATCCGAGGATCGCTCCGAGTACGGCTCCGACCGTCGGGATCCATTTGTTATCCGTCGGGATCCAGTGCTTGATTACATAGCCGACCCCGAAGCAGATCGCCGCCACCACTGGCATGTAGTAGAGTTCTATGAATTTATCCATGGTTTGTCCCCTCCTCTATGCTCCGAAGACGTCCTTCTTGAGTGCGTCTCGGGCCTCTTCCATTCCTTTGCGGTTGTTCCCGCCTTCGATCGCGTTGCCGAGCAATTCATAAACACCGCGTTGCAGCGTCTTTGATTCGTGCCGGAGCTCGTGGAGCTCGTCTTCGTGCCGGTTTAGTCTTTTGTTATCTCGGTCCAGTTTTTCGTCTATGGCGTCAAGCCTCGCGTTCTGGTCCGTGACCGGTTGCTTTAGGAGTTTTATCCATTTAACGATTTTTTCCCCTAACGCAACGAGCGTGAGGATCCCTGCGCAAATCGCCACGAGCTGGGCGGGTGTGAATGAGATTGTCGGTTCCATTGATGTATGCCTTTCTATGATGTAAATTCGAGCGGCCCCCTTGCTTATGAGGCCGCAATATATGCGCCGGAAATGCGAAAACTTCTGTTTGACGACGCCAAACTGCCTCTTACTCTTAGCGATCCTTCATTTGAAATGTACATACCCACGGTTTCGGATGATGAATTATTGTTCAGTGCAAAAAACAACGAATTGTTAGTGTGGTTTGCGGGCAATCCATTTGCGAGTACAGCGCCGTTCGAGAGCGCTCCGTTTGCCGCGATTGTGCCATCAAAAATAACCACGCGGCCGAGTTCCAGATAATTTAAGGAACCGCTGTAAGGACTTAATATCGTCGCGCTTTTTAGTGATGGAGCGCTCAAAAAACCGCTGTCGTTCGTGAGGTCGCTGGTCTTGGTCGGGATCGTCGGAAGCGAGGCCACTCCGTCGGTCACTACACTCGAGCCGTTGACCTGTACGTCTGTAACCCTCGAGCTCGCGATCTTCGCCGTCTGTGCCGCTACGTTGATGGAACCCGAGAGCCCTGCGCTGATGGATTCCCCGAGGCTGGTCGCTATTCCGCCGAGTGTCATTTTCGTGTAGCGTTCCGCCAGTGCGTCCCATTCGACCGCCACGATCTTGATGGCCATATCTGCGAGACCGTACATTCCGAACGATACGTTGACCGAATCGCAAAGGTGGCATTTCTGAAGCGGTGCGAAGTCTCTGTATTCCTCCGTCTGCCAAAGCTGAACGAAGTCGACGTCCATCGTCTGCGCTGGGTTCCATGTGTGGTTGGCGGTCATGTAAGCCTGCGCCGCCGCGGTGAGCTGTGCGACCGTTGGCTTACTGTTGAATTTGTCCGAAAGGTCGAGCGGCGCGACCACGGTCCGCCCATTCGGTAAGGTCTGCCCGCTGGAAACGAGGCCCGTTTTGACCGTTGTTTCCACATTCGTGTCTCCGTCCTGTCCGCGCCAGTAGCCGAGCACGGCATTATAAGAGGCTGAATAATCGAGATCGCTGTTGAAGCTGGCGAGGTTCTTTCCGTACACGATACGGACGCCGCTATTCGTTCCCCTGCTCTCTAAAAGTTTGACGGTGAATTTATCCCATTCGTACTCCCCACCGAATACGTCAAGAAACGAACCCCCGACCCCTCCGAAGAGCTGTCTGAATGTAATCGGGGTCAATATGTTGATTATAGCCATCGAGGCAATGTCCGTCTCGAATGCAAACGGCACACTTCCGAGGGCTTCGCTTTTCGCCCAGCTGAAAATGGTCTGCGGCGTTTGTGGATTGTAGCCCGTGAAGCCGCGGGGGAAAACACCTCCCGGGAGCCTGTAACTGATATGGTGCGCGTAAAAAGTCACCACTCCGTCTATCGGCTTTGAGCTGGCGTAAATGTCGAAAGGCTGAACGTCTCCGCTGTCGTCGTGCGTCACCGCGATGATTCTCCCCTCGGTTATGTCCTCGAAGTGAATCCCCGTAACTGGATAAGTGAACTCGCACTCAAACGGTCCGTTGCGCTCTTCTTTTACTGTGCACGATATGCAATCCGAAAGCCTGCCGAGGCCGTTCGATGTGAAGGCCGTCTCGTTGTAGTCGTATAGAATCGGGATCATACGCGCCACCACCTTGTAGCGATCGCGACCGAAAGATCCGTGAAGCTGACCTCGTTGTCGCCCGGCTCCAGAACAGGAGCCCCGCCGCTGATAGTCACGACGCCGTTCATGTTGATGATGGTTTCGGTCCCCGGGACGTACCCGTAGGCTTCCAGCGTCTCGCAGTCAAAATACAGCGTTTCGGTCACTTGAATGTCGGAATCGACCTCGATCGTCGCCCCGCCGATCTCAAGCGTGCCGGTTCTTCCGATGATTCGAATGAGCGGCTTCGCGTCAAAAAGGGTCGGGTTCGTTAAGGTGGCGCCGTCCGGTATTGTCGTCAAGTGCTCCCCGCTCTTCAGCCACCTCTGCGGCTTGCAGTTGAATGTGATTTCAAACTCGCCGCCCGTTTGATAGACAACGGGGTCGACCTCGAGGCCGCCGATGAATAGAGCCTGTCGGTATTCGTCGGGGTTGTAGGTGTCTTCTAACCTCTGATACCCTCGGAGCGCTCCGATGGCGTTCCGGAAGCTCTGGATTCTGTCGCGAATCGTGCCGTCGTCTCTGCCGTCTATGAATGCGGAGTAGGTCACTTCGATGTTCTCAAAGCGTCCGTTGTCCATGACGAGCTGGCCGCTTCTTCCGGGAATCGAGACCAGCGTCACGTCTCTCTCGGGCGCGTTGAATACCCCGCCGCCGTCTATAAAAATGCCATAGTTGGCGGAGTTGACACCGCCGAATGTGAACGAGTTGTTAAGTGCTACTGCCATACTGCCGCCCTCTGTTTCTGCGACCTAACCAGCCGCCTCTCTATCTCTTCCGCTAACTGCTGGACGTTCATGCCCGGCTGTGCGTAAACGTTGATGGTCACGCCACCGAGCGGAACGTTCCCGCCTGCCGCGTCTGCGATCCTGTCCATCTTGTCCCAAAGTACATCGAGCGGAACAACCGCTTCCGGTCCCGCTTCACCGATACCGACAATGCGCGGGTTGGTGAAAATGCCGCCGGTGCGATACCAGTCAACCGAAATCGAGGGGCGCTCGCCTTTCCCGCCAAGTCCAAAGGGGAGCTTCCCTCCGTTTATCTTGAAGTGCGGGAGCTTGAACTTCGGAAGCTGAAGTTTTAAGCCGCTGAATATGCTTTTTATCTTGTCGATGGCTTTCTGTATAAGGTCACGGGCCGTCTGGATCGGGTGCGTGATCGCTTGCTTGATTCCATCGAAGACTGCCTTCGCTTTCGCCTTTATGCCGTCCCAGATATTCGATAGGCTCGTCTTGAGTGCCTCGAACTTGGCCTTTACGTTGTCGACCACTCCGCCGACCGTCGTCTTGATCGCATTCCAGATCTGCGTCGCTTTTGCCTTGATGGTGTCCCAGTTCTTATAAAGCAGAACTCCGACCGCGACCGCCGCCGCTATTCCAGCGACCCATGGACCTATGGCCGCGACTACTCCGCCGATGGCCGGACCGATAACGCTCATTAGATTCATTATCGAACTGATAGCAAATGCCAGTTTTCCGAGTACCAAAAGGACCGGAGCTATGGCCGCCACGACCGCCGCTATTGTTCCGATGGTCGCAAGGCCCGCCGGGTCGAGATTCCCGAGCCATTCCGCGAAACGTCCGACCAGCGCCGCCAGCTTTTCCACCGCCGGCAGAAGATAGGCCGCGAGCTGTGAGCCGACCGCTTGAAGCGCGACCGTTCCCGTGGCCTTCATCGTGTCGAGCGTGTCATTGAACTGGTTGGCTTTGTCGAGCGTCTCCTGGTCGATGAAGTCGAGATTGTACGTGTTCATCGTCTCGGCCAGTTTCGCGTACGTCTCGCCGCCGTCCTCTATGAGCGGGTTGAGGTTGGCCGCGCTCTTGCCCATGAGTTGCATAGCCAGCGCGTCTCTCTGCGTCTCGTTCGTCATGGATCCGAGCGCCTTGATTACCTCTTGCCAGACCTCGTCACCGTTCCGGAGCTCTCCGTTGCTGTCTGTCACGCTAACGCCCAGAGCGTCGAAGGCTTCGGTCATCTTCTTGCCGCCCTGTGAAGCCGTCAGCATGGACTTCTCGAGCTTGACATGGCTTGCCGCTATGGTCTTGACGTCTACGTCTACGAGGTCGGCCGCGGCTCCGTAAAGCTGGAGCTCTTTCGTGCTTATGCTGTAAACCTTTGACAGCGTGTTCAGATCGTCCGCCCACTTGCCCGACTTGACCGCCAGTCCACCGATGGCCGCCGCAACCGCCGCACCTGCCGCGGAGAAGCCTTTCATCGCGTTCCCTGCCGCGGTGAGCTTGTTCCCCATCTCTTCGAATTGTGCCGAGGCCGCTTTAAGCGCCGGGGCCTTGCTCTTCGCCAACTGTCCGTTGAAGGTCTTGAGCTTGCTCTCGGTCTCGATGATCTCGCGCCGGAGTTTCTGATATTCGCGGCTGCTCTTGTCGACGCCCTGCGCGTCCATCTTGTCCTGTGCCTGCCTCAAGGTCTTGAGACGTTCTTCCGTCTCGCTGATCTTGTCCTTGAGAAGGCTCTGTTTCTGTCTCCAGAGCTCGACATTCTTCGGGTTGAATTTGAGGTCTTGGTTGACCTTCTTCAGTTCGCTGTCAATGCTCCGAGTGTTTCGGTCGATCTCCCGCAGCGCTTTGTCGAGCTGGGTCGTCTCGCCTCTAAACTCTATGGTGATCCCTTTGATCGCTCCCGCCATCGTCTACACCTCTAACCGAACCAAGCGTTTATATCTGCCTGTGTGGCTCTACGCTTTCGGCTCGTCTTCTCTTCCTGTTTCTGCTTCTTCTCGTAAGCCTGCGCGGCTTCTTCCTGGCGTTTGTTATAAGCCAGGCAAAAGTCGACGACCTGTCCGAGCGTCATGCCGTCCGCGTCTGCCATTGTAAGGCCGCGTTCGAGTGCCGCCAGGAGCACGTCGTCGAGTTCTATGCTTCCGTTGCTGTCGGCTGGATCGCCTTCTTCAGATCGTCCAGCCTCCTCAAGTTTTTTGAGCTGACCAGCCCCTCAATGACCATCTTCCAAACAGCTGGAAGGACCACATCGAGCGGGAACGTGTCGAACTGTTTCTCCCACTCTTCGGGCTCGTCTATCTGCGGATCCGCGCACTTTGCAAGCGCCCAGGTGATGTTTATAAGCTCCACCATCTCGAAGCCGCTCGCATGGATCAGCGCGTCCATCATCTTGTCTGTGTCCGCTGCCTTTATAAGTCCGGCAATACTGACATCCGCCCTGCCCTCTTCGTCCAGGAGCGCCCCGAGCAGGTCGAGGATCGTCGCCACCAGCGGCATGAGCGTCGGCAGAATGTCATGTCCGAACTGTGACCGGTAGGCACGCAGCCAGCCGATGTTGTTGTTGAGCTTCACGCTCTTCTTTCCCACCTTGATTGTTTTTTCCATGTCTCCCTCCAAAACAAAAAGGGCGAACCGTACCGAATCAGCTCGCCCTCTCTTCTCTTGCCTTATGCTTACGGAAGTGTCGGAACCGGCGGAGTTGTGAACAGCGTAGCATAGCCTGTGGCTGTCTTTGCATAAGACGCCATGCTGATACCTGTCCCGTTGTCGCCTGCCACCGTTACAGCGATGGTCTCTGTGGTCGGTTCTTTGTTTTCCTCGATCGTGGCATATTCGCGCGTGATCCCGCCGAAGCTCACGTTGTACATGATGACGCGGCGCTCTTCTGCGTCGCCTTCGACCTGGAACGCGATATAGCAAGACGGCTTTGTCGCATTCTTTACGTTTGCGATCCCGCCGTCTGCGAGTTCCACATAACCGAGGAACTGGGTCTTGAACTCATCCGTGAATTTGGCGACCTCGAGATCTCCCTCGAAGGATCCGCCAGAATAGCCCGCCCAGTAAATGACGTTATCGGCGTAGAAATTCGTAGCCTCGCTCTGTTCTTCGGGGCTGAACGATACGGCTCCGGGCAGGTGGTACGGTGTGCCAAGCGTGACCGTGTTGTCAGCCGCGACTGTATAAGTCCCGATGTACAGGTTGGATATACCGAACTCTACCTTGTTAGCAGAATTTGCCATAGTTTGGCCTCCCTGTTCGTTTAATTCGTGTAGTAGTAAATAACGAAGACGTTCTCGTCCTCGAGATAGTTGTCTTCGGACTTCTCGAACTGGTAACCGCCGGCCAGTAGAGCCGCCTCGATGGCTGCCTCGTTCGTTTCGTCTTTGGTTTTGTAGTAGTATTCGACCTGGTATGTGTTCTCCGACCAGTAATGCGTATTATCCGCGCGCTCAACCGTCTGCCCCGCTCCGATATAAACGAGATAGGGCGGTTCCTGGTCTGTGTTGAAGTGTGAATAGGCGCAAGGCAGATTTGTCGCTGTTAATACGCTGTAAATGTTTTCCCGAGCCATCAGACCAGTCCCCTCTCTATGTCTGTTTCTATCCTCTGAACGAGTTCGCCGTTCGCCCATTGTTCCACGGGCTCGATGTGTTTAATGCCGTTAGTGCGTCCGTATGTGCCTTTTTTGTTCTTTATGATGTGACCGTTCTCAAGCAGGTGCGTCAGCTGGTAGTTCGTCGCGTTGTGGACGATAGCCGAGCCGTCGCGGTCTTTCTTCACCCGCCAACCTCGAGCGTATGCTCCCGACTTGCGCGGGCTTGTGCTCTTCAGCTTGGCGACCGATTCTTTTGCGACCGCCGCGATCTCTTTGTCAGCGACCGCCTTGACCTCTCGACCGTACTCGTTGAGTATGTCCGCGAGCTGTTCGCCGATAGTGAAGCCCTTACTCATTCCCGATTCGCTCCTCACAAATAAGGCTGATACGGTCGCGCTGTGCGGTCCAATCTGTACGAATGACGCTGTACGTCTTCCCGTCCCACTCGACCAGCTTCTCGCCGTTGTAGTCGGCTTTGTTCGCGAGCTCGAACGTTATCGACGGATGAAGCCCCGCCTGTGCCGCGTTGTAGAACTCGGCGTTATAAACGCCCCGCGGCTGAACGAAGACCGTCCGTTCCTCGTACGTTATGAGCTCATTCCCGGCGCTGTCGTACGTGACCGAGCGGTTTCCCTTGAGGGTTGCTACGCTGTCATACATCGGTCACGCCTCCTCGCTGTTCAGCCAATCGGTGTAGCCTGTACAAGTAACGAGCTGGGCTTTCTGTTCGTCGTATGAACGCTTGAGGCGGTCATAGTCCTCCGGTAGTCCGAAGCTCATCTTGCAGTAGGTCACGACCGCCCGCGTGACGAGCTCGTCCAATGTCTCCGGTACGACCACGCCAGCGACCCCGAGGTCGAGCCGTGCCGCCGCTATGAGGCCCGTCAGCTCGCTGTCGAAGGCGTCGGTGCTGATTCGGAGCGCCATCTTTACTGTGTCAATGGTTGCCATGTCGAATACTCCTGTTTAATGGTTAGAGGCGACCCGCTCGGAGCCGCCTCGGTTGGTTGGGTTGGTGTGTTTTAGGCGTTCATAAGAACAACAGTTTTGCCCACGGAAGTTACGTCTGCTGCGACATAAAGCCTGCCGATCACGCGAATCATATCAGCAGCCGCTTCGGTCAGATCGTCAAACTTGAACTTGACCTGGTCGCCGTCCGGGAGGTTAATCTGCCAGCCGGAAAGGTCAACGATAACTGCGCTCGCTGTGCCGTTAGACGAGGTAAGCGCGGAAGCGTCAACGTATATGACCTCAAGTCCATCGAACGGGTCGTATGCGTAACCAGCGGAAAGTGCCGCCGCCTTGAGTGCCGCCGCCGTTGCTCTCGTTGTGATAATCACCGGGTTTGTTGCCTCTCCGCCGAGTTTAGCCTCTGCGTTGATGATGTCGGCAGTGGTTATGGCGCTTGTAAGAGTCGTTATTTCCACGAGTTCAGTTCCGGCGGCATTGACCGCTTTCTGGACGAGCATATCTCCGACCTTCTTGACGATCTGGTACTCGATCTCATCGAAGATATAGTCGACGAACGCCTGTCCTCTCATGCTGAGCACTTCGTCCGAATAACGGACCATCTTCTTGACCATCGTCGGAACCATCGTAATATACATGACATTGAGGTCTTCCTCTGCGATAGCCGCGCTACCCTCGGCGTGCTCGATCGCCGCGTCTGCGCTGATTTCAGCCCCGACCCTAAGTACGCCGTTGAAGTAGGTCCTGCGAACTCTTCTAACGATCTCGTTCGATTCCCAAGCGGTGTTGATTTTGTCCTCAACATATACCGGGATCGCGATTGTTCCGGCTGTTGCGTTCACTGTCAGAAGCGCTCTCTGCTCTTCGCTTGCTCTTCCCTTCTGGAACTCGACCCATGCGTCGAGGTATTCGGGGGATTTTCTGATTTCGATGTCTGTCATCTTTGTTTTCCTCTCTTCTGTTTTCTCGATAACTTCGCCGGCGCCCTGTGCGACTTCGGCGATCTCTTTCTTTCTTGTCTCGATCTCGAGCTTGAGAGCTGCCTTTCTCTCCTCGATGGCGTTCAGTTCCTCGTTCAGACCTTCCAGGGCTTCCGCGCTGGCTTCTTCTGTTTCGATGGCGATCTGTCCTGCCCTCTCCTCGAGCTGTTCAAGGTCGAGAACCATGATTTCTTCTCTTGTCATTTGTCTGTCCCTTTCAGAGCTCTCGCTCTAACCTCTGCTCTTCTTCTCAACAGCTCCAACCGTTCCGCCTCAAGTCTCTCCGCTTGTACTCTCTCGATCACTCCGTCGGTCAAGTGTCTGACGCTGATCTCCGTAGCGTCATTGGCTGGGATGGATACCGCTGAAACGTCGTACAGCTTACCGACGCCGAGGATCCTCCGGAGGTGTTCCTCTTTGCCGTCTTCGGTCTTGCTGATCTTCCACTCGTCAGCGGAGACAGTGAAGCCGAAGCTCATCTTGTCGGTGTAGCCGCCGCGGATCTCCTCGAAAAGCTGACGGCCAAGTTCCGTCCCTCCGAGGTCCGCGGATATATACAAGCCGTGAGCGTCTGGCATGACGTCCAGCGTCTTGTTCTTGATTCTTGCGAAGACCCTGCCGGTGTGGTCGTACTGCATGATCACGTCCGACATGTCCGTGTCCTTGAACGCTTCGGGCGCTACTTCCTCACGGACCACAACGTCTTCGTCTTCAAAAAGTGTGTAGGGCTCGTCGAATGTCGTGGCGTACCCCGTGACGATCATCGCCTCCTCTTCGGGTGTCTGGTCGTCTTCGAGCGCTCTGACCTCGAGCCGCATGTTTCTGTATTCTCGTTCACTCTTCGGTGTCATTGTTCTGTTCCTCCGTCTCTGTGTCTTCCGTCGTGAGTTCGTCCGTTGCCTTGTACTCGCCTCTTATCGGTGCGACCTGTCCCGCTCCGTCCGGGAGTGGCGGGTAATTGAACAGTTCACGGATCTCGTCTATAAGGATCGCGCCGCGGTCTCCGAGTTCCTTGGCCATCTGCACCTTCTGCGTCACGCTCATGTACTGCAAGCGGTTCGCGTTGGCTATCAAGTAAGACCCCTGCGCTCTCTCTCTCTCCGTGAACATCGCCTTTGTCATGGCTTCGCTGAACTGGATGGCGAACGGCTCGATGGATCCATCAAAAAACGCCTCTAGCTGTTCCGCTGTGGCGCTGCTCTGAAGAACGGGCTCAGAAACGCCGAAGTAGTTGAAGACGTTCTCGCGGATCTGCTTCATCTGCTCCGCGTCAACTGTGTACGGTCTCACGTCTATCTGCTTGATGTCCTTGTAGGTGTTCGGGAACAACAGGAAGCCGCCCGCCTCGCTCTCGGTCGACAGGTTCTCGGAGGTGAATCGCTTCCGCTCGTTCGCCAGGTCTTCCGGCTTTGCGAAGTTCGCAAGCTGTGCCATGAACCGGAACGTGCTTGTGTTCTTCACCGCTTCTTCTATGCCTTCGTTCTGGATGTGGATGAGCTTCATAGTTTCATCCAGTGCGTTGTTGCTGTCCCCGAAGAAGTCCCGGAAATACTGGTGCCTTGTGAGGATCGCGCACTCTTCCAGCTTTACGGCTGCCACCTTTCCGCTGTGGAACTTGTAACGAAGCCACGGCTCCCCGTTGTACTCGATGATCTCGCAGTTCGTCGGGACTACTGGATAGTAGCCTGTTACCCGGAGCAGTTCGTCCCGGACCGGAACCACGAAGGCCGTGTTGTTCACGTCGAGGATAGTGCTGGTCCTATAAAGGAACTGGCTCCACGTCTGCCACTGGTTCGGTCCTTGCCGGAGCTTCGCCTGCAAGGATGGATTCGCAGACCCGAACGTCTCGACCTTTAGCTTTGAGATGTGCCGAGCGCGTGCGTCGATAGCCGCGCGAACCACCTCGCTCTCGTAGATCATGCCGCCCCAGCTCGTGAACTTCGGACGGTATGCCGTCAATGTCTGAAAAAGCCCCTTGGCACTGTTCAGCGCTTTCGAGGCTTCTCGGTCTTTGTCGGGTCGGAAGATTTTGTCAAAAAGTCCCATGTCTTTCTGCCCTCTTATTCGTTCTTTAACTGTTCGCCGATCTGGCCGCACCACTTCTGGCGGACCGTCATGGCGTCAAGTAAGGCCGCAACGCCGTCGACGTGTGCGGTCGGGTTTATCTTTGTAAGTTTTGCGCGTGCCTTTTCCGTGCTGACCTTTAGAGCCGCATTGAACAGGTGCGCTTTTAACAGATCGTTGTCGCCGATCTTGATCTTGCCGTCTTTGAGCAGGCCCTCGAGCTCCTGGATCACCGGGTGCAGGTTGTAACCCTGGTAGACATCGTCCATGTGGAACCCGTATGCGCTCATGTCGTTGACGAGGTACTGCGCGGAATAACGGTCGTATCCGACCTTTAACGGTAGGATCTCGAACTCTTCGACCAATCTCCGGAACCACTCGAACACATCCCGGTAGTCGATGAAGTTCGTCCCGGATGGTGTCAGAAGCCCCCGCCGGACATATAAGCCATACGGCAGACCGTCAACCTGTGCCGCCTCCTCAATCTTCTCCGAAGGGAGGAAGAACTGACAAAAGACGAACAGGTCGCCATTCTTCTCAATCACCGCGGTCGCTGCCGTGAGGTCTGTGGTCCTCGAAAGGTCGACCCCTCCCACGCAGTAGGACCCGCGGAAGTCTTCCAAGCGTAACGGCTCACACGTTGCCGCCTCGATCGTCTGCGCGTCTAGCCATGCCAGTGAGCTATTCTGCTTAATGTTGCAATATTTGCAGAGGAACTCCGCCTTCTTCGAAAGTGACCCCTCCGCGATGGCGATCTCTTCCACCATGAACTTCTCCGAAACCGAGACCCCGAGGTTCGGGTTGCTCTTCCGGAGCTCTCGCAGGTCGTCCCACGCGTCCACGTTGTCGACCATATAGAGAAAAGGCAGCAGCTTCGTTTCCTTGCTGTCGCCCAATAAAAAACGAGTGGACCTTTTGATCAACTCGTCGTATATGCTGTCGTTTATATATCCCGAAGTCGTACAGGATAGAAGCAGACCCTCGGGCCGCGCTCCCATGCCGCTCTTCATAACTTCGTATTGTTTGAGACCTTTGTCACCTTCCCAAGCCGCCACCTCGTCGCAGATCGCGAGGCTCGGGTTGAAGCCGTCGGACTTCTTCGCACTGAATGCGATCTTCTTCACGGTGCAATTCTTGCCGGGGATCGCCAGATCTGTCTGCCGGTGTCTCGGAAGGTTGCTGTCGTCCTGTGTCTTGCGACCGTGTGCGTCCCGCTCTCCGAGGATCTCTTTCATCCGCTGCCATTCCGGGTCGAGCGTGATCATCTGCCAGATGTCGTTGTAGATGATGTCCGCCTGGTCGAGCTTTGGAGCGATACAGTAGATTCTCGCGCCGTATCCGCCCGCCTCTTGGAAGATATAGTCACCGATGGCGCTGGCCAGCTTGCTCTTTCCGTTCTTCCTGGCGACAACAAGGACCACTTCCTTGAATTGAAGAAGCCCATCGGCGTCAACGCTTCCAAAGATCGCCGCGATCATGGCTTTCTGCCAGAGCTCAAGCCGTAACGGCCCCGGAGCGAGCGGCCCTTCCGTGTGGAAGCAGTGGGCTTCAATCCATTCGACCGCCTTGGTCGCCTTTTCATCATCGTAAAAGAACCGCCCAGCCTCGTAGCCGGCCACTAGATATGCGTACAGCGCTCGAATATACCGACCGACAGTGATCCGCCCGTCGTTAATCCGTTCGTTGTAGTCTGAAATCCAGCCAAATCTGGCCATCTTCGGCCCTCCTTTGGCCTAGTCTCGGTCGTTATGTGTAAAATCTTGGAAGTACAACCACACCCGAC